TTTTTAGGAGCTTGTAGTGCGTCCTTCAACTGCATCGTATTCGGACCAAGCACTTCTCCAGACTTGTCCAGCCATTTCAGGGCGTCCAACCTCGATGCGTCGGTCTTGTACTGTTTATCAGTCAAAATCTTTGCAAGACCTGCCACAGTAGCGTCGTTCAGGCGATCTGGCTTCATCAGATTTGGAAGGCCATCGAGTGACTTGAGCCCCTTAAACTGCTGAAGTAATGGAATGACTAAGCCGAACTTGTACTGGGTCTGACGCTCGAGCTCGGTTTGAGCCTTCAACTGAGCAAGTGATTCGGCCTCAGCTCGTGATTGGCGCTGGGCCTCATTAGGCTCAACCGCTTTACCGCCACGATAGCCCGCGTAACCTGCCCCAGCTCCGCCAATCACTGCTCCTGCAACCGTGCCAACGCCTGGGCCGCCAACCGCTGTACCGATCACTGCGCCAGTAGCGACGCCGGCAATGGTGCCCATGATCGCGCCGGCCTTGGCGGCGTTGTTGATGATCCACGTCATCATCGAAATGAATTTACCGAGTACGTTGATGAGGATCTGAATCCCATTCACCAACGTATCAAATCCGTTTCTGAGATCGTCCTTTGTAAGTGAAGTGACAAAGGCTGTAAATTGATCTGCTACCGATTTAATGAGTTGGGCAAATCGTTCCATCACGTACGGATCACTGAGCTTTTCACGAAGTGCGTCGAAGAGCTGAACGATCGATTGACCAAGACCGGAGTCCAGAACTTGCTTGACGAAGTCCACCCACACGTTGGTGAGGCGGTTGAGCGACGCCGATACTGATTCAGACGCTTTTTCAGATGAATCAGCAAAGGTTCGGATGAGCGAAGATCCGAATGCATCAATGAATTTGACGGAATTAACCATGCCCTTACGAATGGCCGCTTCCAGTAATTCTGGAGTAGTGTTAAGGCCCTTCGCGGCTACTTGCATTGCATTTGGAAGTTTTTCACCTAATTGTCGGCGAAGTTCTTCCATCGACACAACTCCCTTAGACGCCATCTGCGTGACGGCGTAAAACATGAGTTGAGTCTCTGAATTCGACGAATGCAAGGTTCTAGCGGCCATTGCAAGACCAATGAACACCTTGCGAGCAGTCTCCATCCGATTCGCGCCTTCCGGAATCGCAGCCACGAGTTTGGCGTAATTCGACGTGAGCGAATCGAACTGCACGCCGAGTCGATCGGCAGTGGTTCTCAGAAAATTGTACGATTCAGCGGCGGCGTCGGAGGACTTTGCCGTAACCGACATAATGGCTGAAAAGCCTTGGAGTTTGTCTAACTCACGAAGGAGGGCACTGAACACAGTGCCAACGATCGCCGCAAACGCTTGGAAGATATCAATCGTGAACGAAACTGCATCCCGCAGTCGATCGAACGCACCTGTAATGGTGCGTTCGAGGCTCGATCCGTACCGAGATCCCACCGATCCACCCTGTTGCAGGGTGTTGTGTAATCTTTGGAACTGGGAGGTGGTCTGAGCAACAGCTTGTGTGAGAGCGTTAAACGCCCCCACCGCTTGCTGAGTGCTCGCCGTTACCTGTAGATTTGTCGCCATTCGCCAGTTCCAAGTACTTTGTATCCATCACGCCTATCATCTCAACGAACGTGTCGATCGACACAGTTGGAAGTCCGAAGAGATTGATGAACGACCATATTTCAGACAATTGGATGGGGTTTAACGCCATCCCCGCAGTCCTCCTACTGGCCAGTACGTTGTAGGCAAAGATGAATTCTTGGGTAACAGCTGAGTTGGTTTTAGGTCGATTTAAGAGAGCTGTTGGGACACGGCCTGTATCGTCCGCAATCTTTTCCAACTTCTTAAGTCGTGGACCCCATTCATGGTCCCACTCAACCCAGCTGGTTAGGAGTTTCCCAGCTCTTCGACCTCCGCATTCTTGAAGTTGGTCAACTCCATGGCGAAACCGCTGACGAAGTCACGGAATTCGGCGTTGCCCATCAGCGATCTGAAACAGTTGTCGCTGGAGTACGGCACTTCGGTCTTGTCTTTCTTGGTCGTAACCTTGCGCCAGTCAAGCACCAGTCCTTCGGCCATCGCTCGACACAAAACTTTCTTGTTCACCTCCGGATCGAGGGTGCCGTTCTCGATCTTCCGGCGGTGTGGTTGTTGCAGTCGGGCAAGTGCCCGCTGAAACTTCATGTTCGACATGTGGGCAATCAGGAATTCAGATCCCTCGAACTCCTCCCACACGCCAGAGTCAGTGGATGTCAGGTCAGCATCAAAGTCCATAATTATGTTCCTACGACCGTTACACGGCCGGGGTGGATTGCAGCCGAATGACTCGGCCGGACGTCCCGTCGTAGAGACCGCGCCACTTGGCGGCGAACATCACGTCGGTATTCTTGCCACCGGCGACGACTTCGCCGGTCTCGAATTTCGCACGCTGAATATCGAACCCGTACCGATTGCCGAGTTCGTCCACGATGTCAAATGAGAAATCGAATTCAGTGCCCTTGCGAAACTTCTTGTAATTCGTACCTTCTTCGAAGTAGAATTCCATGTCACCGGTCACTTCGAAGGTGCCCAGTTTCATGTTTCGAGCCGAGATTGAGCCAATGCACATGATGGCCCGAACGTTGTTCTTGATGACCAAAGAGAGCTTGCTGATACAGCCAGAATACGGCACGCCCTCGATCATGAAATTCTGAATGTTCGTGATGGCGTTCATCGGCGGCGTCGTGGGCGCAGCCACCAGGGTGGCGCCAGCGATCTGAACTTCGGACGTCTCCATGTTCATCGCCATGAGCGAGAACGAACCTTCGACGATCTTGCCGAGTTCCATCTTCAGATTGAGCGATTCAACCAAGCACCCTGTGTAGGTGTGGAACTGTTCCGGCACCATGTCGGAAAAGTGTTTCTGAATGGTGAACGACGTCCGCGTCGTACCATTCACCAAATCAGCAGTGCCGCCGCTCGGAGCGCCCCAGGTATTACAGAACAGTCCTTCGAACAGATCATCGTACGAGCCAAACGATAGTTCTGTATTGATGTCGCCCGCAGCTGCCGCAGACACCTGAACCAGATCCGTCTCCACACGAGTGGGCGTGATTTCTGCCGACTTTGTGTTCTCGATGTTGAAGTTGAGCGATTCACCAGTGAATCGAGTCTGAGTCAACGTGGTGGTGGAAGAATCTGCACCGCCCGACATCACTGATCCTCCCCAAGCCGCGTTGGTGCTCGTCTCAGTGGTGGCGTACGAGTTTGGTGTCACGCCCGCGTTGATCGCTCGAATCGAGAGCGTCGTAGCATTTGACGCAGTCGCCTCGACGCCGGTATGAGCATTCGTGGCCGTGGCAAAGTCCGTGCCCTCGACGCCGGAACCATCGACGTTGATGGCATTTTTCAGATTCAGCAACGAAGCAGTGAGGTCCGCACCGATCTTGACGTGGCCGTCGACGTTCGTCAGCGTCGTCTGCATGGTGTAGACTTTGGCACCGATGGTGACAGTCTCGGCGTCGGCAAAGTTGGCGTTATCGGTATTGAACTCGACGGCCTTGGTGGAATTGTTCGGAGTGACGCCGAGCGTCGCCTCCTTCATGCGACGGATGACAACCAGGTCTGCTGAGGACATGTTAAATCTCCACGAAGTCGTAGTAGAAAGGTGTGCTCAACTGAGCCCTTACCCATCCGTCCCGTTCAACCTTATCGTTGTACAGGTCCGGAACCATTAGATTGACTGCAGGTGCGGCGTGAACTGGTACCGCTCTAACAATCTTGGATCGAAACATGCTAGCAGCTTTGTCGGCCAGCTTCAGTAGGCGTGTGGTGCCCTGGGCTGGTTTTTGGTATACGGTGAAAATTGCCAGACCTATTTGGCGATAGCAGCCGTTGGTCACAGTGGTCTTCTTGGCGTCTCCGAACGTAACAGTGAATTGGACGTATTCGTCGTACAGATCCGAATTGAACGCGACGTTGTCGAACTGGATAGCCGTGTCACACCACGTATCTTGTACGTACTTCTCCAGATTTTTCTGGATCAGATCGTACTTCACGATATTACCACCGACGCTATCGCCACACGCAGTACTCCGTACGGAGCTTGATTGGACCATCCGTATTCGATGCGTTCAGCGTACGGCTGATTGTTCGAAATCACTACGTTCATTCCAAGTTTGAAGCCCTTCGGCCATCTGAACGCCGCACCACGGATCGGATTCAGCGGAGTGCGACCGTTCGTCACATCTTCTCTAGCGTATTCGAAATTCACTCGCCAACTGGCTCGGAAGGCACCAGTATC